GCTCAGAGGCTCTCGGATACCTAGGCCATATGGACATGCTCAACCGCTTCTTCAAAAACGACTTGAACAACTCGGCCCAAGGCCGCATGAGATGCGAGGTGGTCAAGTTTCGACTCAAAGGGCATGCGGAAAAACCGTTTTGGCGGTGGGTTTGCTCCTGGGCGCGAGCTATTCGACGGCCATCTGATATCGGGTTTGACGATAGTGCTTTTGTCCTGCCGAGACTCATTGAGCAAGAGCACTTGGTCGATGCGCAAACGCTTGCAGATGGGATGCTGTTTGCCATGCCCGCCGTCGGGTTGGCCGAACAACGAGAGGAGCGGAAGCGCACTGTAGGTGAGCGCTGCGAAAAAATCGCTAGCCTTGTCAACAACACGGGCCAGCCAGCACTTGTGTGGTGCCACCTCAACGAAGAAGGCGACATGCTTGAAAAAATGATCCCTGATGCCGTGCAAGTTTCGGGGGCTGATTCTGATGATAAGAAAGAGGCAAAGCTGGAGGAGTTCGCTGAGGGGCGCGCAAGAATTCTCATCACAAAACCAAAAATTGGAGCATGGGGGCTTAATTTTCAGCACTGCAACCATGTGACATTTTTCCCATCTCACAGTTTTGAGCAGTATTACCAGTCTGTTCGTCGCTGCTGGCGTTTTGGCCAAAAACGCGAGGTCACGGTAGACATTGTTACTACTGAGGGTGAGCGAGGGGTTATGCGAAATCTCCAGCGAAAAGCAGAGCAAGCCGACAAGATGTTTTCGAATCTTGTTGCAGAGATGAATCAAGCCCTCGCAATCGAGCGAGTTAACAACATGACAAAGAAAATTGAGGTGCCATCATGGCTGTAATCGATCAACTTATTACCGACAAATTCGCAATCTATAACGGCGACTGCATGGAGGTTATGTCTGGTTTGCCGACAGGCAGCATCCATCACTCGATATATTCGCCGCCGTTCGGCGGGTTGTATCACTACAGCAGTAACGAGCGAGACTTGTCTAACTGCGACACGTACGAGTCATTTTTCGATCACTACAAATTTGTAGTCCGTGAGCTTGCTCGCATCACGATGCCAGGGCGTGTTACTGCCGTCCATTGCATGGATGTGCCTCGCAGCAATAGCGGGACGGACTCATTGATCGATTTTCCGGGTGACATTATCCGATTGCATGAGGCCGAAGGATGGCGATTCACGGGCCGCCGGATGATCTGGAAAGAGCCTCTTGCCGTGCGACTTCGCACAATGCAGAAGAACCTCGCTCACGCCTCGCTTTGCGCAGATTCGATTGATTGTGGCGTTGCCAGCGGAGACATGCTCCTAACATTCCGCAGAGCGGGGGCAAACCCGGTGCCAGTTAAACACCCCGAGGGGTTGTTCGACTACGCGGGCGAGCGAGTTCCACCCGCTGACTTATTGCCGTATCGAGGCTGGACTGGCAAGCAGACGGAGAACCGCTGGTCGCATTGGATCTGGAGACAGTACGCAGATTGCATGTGGGATGACGTGCGGATTAATCGCGTATTGCCATTCCGCGAAGCGCGGGACGGTGACGATGAAAAGCATGTCCACCCGCTCCAGCTCGATGTAATAGACCGCTGCGTGGAGCTTTTTAGCAATCCTGGCGAAACAGTTTTTACACCCTTCATGGGCGTCGGGTCAGAGGTCTACAGCCCTGTACTTCTTGGCCGTCGCGGCATTGGCGCAGAGTTGAAGCCGAGCTACTACAGGCAAGCCGTCAAAAATGTGCAGATGGCAGCGGCTGGTCGGAAGGATATCGAAACATCAGAGGCGTTTGATTTTGGCGAGGAATCAGAATGACCACCCTATCTAAAAAAATCATTAGCACCACAACAAAATCATCACCCAAGCCCAAGCGCAAAACAAAATCATCAGCCGCCTGGGTCGCAGCTCACGACGCCCGCAAGCGTGCAGCGGGGCAAAAGCGGGTGCATATCTGGGTGGCAAAGGAGCACGAGGCAACGCTGCGTTGGTACGCTCAGGCCCTCGCCGCGTCGAAACATGGCGCACCTTGTGGTCTGGTCAAAGCGGCGGCATGGACTCCGGTAGAGACGCTGGACAATCTCTCGCGCTACACAAGCGGGACGATTTACCCCGAGCCTGGGCCGCTGATTGGCATGGTGCCTCTGTACACGCTGGAGGCGCTGGCGGCATTGATGCGAGGCGCTGTTACAAAATAGCCTGAAAAACACCTTGCATTAGCGCTAATGCTCGGGCACACTCTCTACATCAACAACGCAACGGAGAGAGAAAATGGACAAATTCACCACGCATCAACTGCAAGCCGCCCTGATCGGACTGCGCGCACGCACCGACGCAGACAGCGTGGCCGCATACGAAATGACGTTTGATGAAGTTGCCAGCCGCATGGGTGACGAGGCATTCGACGCTTGGTGTGAGGCGCAGGGGTTTTGATGAAGGCCCCAGACTGGCAGGGGCAGGCAGACAAGGAGGCCCGGCGCATCGTGCGCAAGGCCTACGCTGCAGGAAGCACGGTGCCCTACAGCCTCGGGCGCCTGCTAGAGCTTGGCTTTAGCCTAAAGGTAGTGCGGGCCGTCTACCGCAGCCCAGCGCTTGATTCCCCTGGCTCGGTGCGCTAAGCTCAGCATGTCGTCCTGTTCAGTTCGGCATGGCACGGCCTAGGGGGCACCCGAAAAGGCGACTAATCCACGCCCTGGCCTGTCTTCCTCGCACATCGCACGACCCAAAATCAGGCGATTTGTATCACTGTCAAGCAAGCGCATAGACGGGGGGGGCGTAAGCCGCAAGGCCCGCGCCCTCGATTGCTTGCGGGGGTTTTGGCCCCCCCGGTCTATGCGCAGAGAAGGAGCGTATGGCACGCGCAAGAAACATCAAGCCTGGGTTTTTCCGAAGCGCCGATCTTGTTGAAACAACATTCGCGGCGCGCCTGCTTTTCATCGGACTGTGGACTATTGCAGATCGATCTGGGAGGCTAGAGGATCGCCCAAAGCAGATCAAGATGGAAATATTCCCGGCAGATGACGTCGACATAGAAAGTTGTCTTCGAGAGCTTGAGGCAATTTCAGTCATTGATCGCTACGCGGTTGATGGGCGCAGCTTCATCCAGGTCGTGAACTTCTCGAAGCATCAAAACCCGCACCGAGACGAGCGTGCGAGCACACTGCCAGACAAGTGCGGGAACATTGAAAGCCCAGCGCAAAAACCAATGAAGCACAGTGCAAGCACAGTGCAAGCACGGTGCACGAAAGATGCTGACACTGTGCCAATCGGGCTGATTCCTGATTCCGGATTCCTGATTCCTGAAACAGAACCTGTCGGTTCTGTGGGCGCGAGCGCCCCGAAGCCACGGGCCAGCCGAAAGTGCCCGGAGTCATTCGCCCTCACCCCAGAACTCATCTCGTGGGCTGAATCGGAGGCGCCTGGGGTGCCTCTCGACACCGAGACGGCAAAGCTGCGCGACCACACCTTCAAAAACGCCATTTCCGACTGGCCGGGGGCGTGGCGCAATTGGATGCGGAGGGCCCAGCAAGACCTTGGGTTTCGCAGGGCGCCGGGGGGCGTGACCGCGACCAGCAAGCACGCTGGCTTTGCCCAGAAAAACTACCGAGAAGGGATCGAAGCAGATGGATCAATCGCCTGAAAACCATCCGCGATCGGTAGTTCAAGCGCTTGGTGATCGCCAGCCAGACCGCGATGGACACTGCCCAGAGCACGGGGCATTCGTGAGCCGCAACATCTTCGCCAAGGTGTGGTCGAAGTGCCCGGCGTGCTCTGCTGCTGAAGCTGCTGCGGCCCAGGCCGAAGCCAGCGAGCGAGCAGCCCGCGCCGCCGATGAGCGCCACCGGGAGGCCATTGCCCAGGCTCGCATTCCTGCCCGATTCGTGGGCCGCACGTTCGCAAACTTCGTGGCAGACAGCGACGCACAGACTCATGCCCTGACCGTCGCCCGCGACTTCTCCGAGCGGTTCGAGCATCACGCCAAGCGTGGCACGTGGTTGGTTTTCTCCGGGCGTCCTGGCACCGGGAAAAGCCATCTCGCCGCAGCGATTTTGCAAGCGTCTATCACGCGGCACGTGCGATACATGACCTGCATGGACCTGATACGAACGGTGCGCGAAACGTGGCGGCGCGACTCAGAGAAAAGCGAATCCCAGGTTCTCGCCTACCTAGCCGGGCTTGACCTGCTCGCCATCGATGAGGTGGGGATGCAGTACGGGACCGATGGGGAGCAGACCATTCTTTTCGACGTTATAGACCGTCGATATCGGGACATGAAGCCGACGATCCTGCTCACGAATCAGAACAAGGAAGGGCTTAAGACATTCCTGGGGGAGCGCACGCACGACCGGCTGCGCGAGATTGGCCGATGGGTTGCATTCGAGTGGGAGTCCTACAGGCCGCAATCAAGGATGGAATGGAAATGACGCAAAAAGACGCAGAATACGAAATCGCAGAGGCTCGGGAAATCGGAGAAAGTACAACCAACCCAAGGAGCTTGGCCTACCGATTGAAGCTGCGCGAGTTATTGGGCGAAAAGCTCACAGCAGCACAGCGCCGTCGCGAAAAAACAACAAATCGGATTTTTGGAATGCAGACATGGGAATGATCGGCTACCAGGACAAAACGGCGAAGGTTTGCATGATGGAGGTCTTACGGTGTACTACCGAGGAATTCCGACTGTCGTGGCTATCTAAGCGCGCTGGAGTTGCTGAAAGCACTGGCAGGAAAGCCGGATGTGAGCTTGAGGCAGACAGATACATCGGAAGATCGACTAGGGCAGGATGGTGGAAGGTTGTGAATCGCCCGAGCCAACAGGATATAGACGACGAGATTGCTGGAAGGGCAAAACGCGAATCGAAACGGGCAGATTACATCCACCGAAAATCGAGCGAAGACCTAATAAACAAAGCCATCGCCAGTCGCCCGATGCGGGTGGTGGCATTTGAAGGTTCAATCAATGGGGAATCAGAGTGACGCAGAAAAGATACACAGAACACATCTTGTCCAGGTGTGAGCCAAAAGACGAGGAAACGGGGTGCATCCAATGGACTGGCGCAATGAGTTCGCGCAAGCCTGGGGACATGGCGGCTATCCCTGTCATTGGGATCATGGTTGATGGGAAACGTGCAGTTAGGACGTGTGCATCAGTTCTGTGGCGTGAAGCTGGCAGATATTTGCCAAGTGGGCACGTTGTCTGGCGCACATGCTGCAACGAAGACCGAAAGTGCCTGAACATAGATCACATGAAATCTGGCACAAGGGCACAGAGGCAGACATTTTTTTCTAATGGCGGAGCATGGAAGGGAAACCCTATCCGAATCGCTGGGATCATGGCCAGGGCTGAAAAGATCAGGACAAGCCGAGAAGATGTTCGAGAGATTGAGCGGCTACTTGCAAGCGGTGTCTTGAACCGGGAAATAAAGGCGCAACTCGGTCACAGCCTGCCCCTAATCAGCAGGGTTAGAACAGGGAAACACCCATACAGCGCAAACCGCGAGGCGCTTATCCCTGGCGCGTCTGTGTTTTCATTCGGGCAAGGCCGCAGATAGACGGTTGCTTTTGGCTTAAAATGCTGAATAATTGTGCAATCGATCAAGAAATATCACGCATGGCGCACCCGCCAGATGATGACGACGAAGCGACGATATTCCGCCAAAAGATCATCTGGCGTAGCGCAGCCGACGCTGAACCACACAAGATATTGGGGCCATCGTCAATTTTCGACATCGTTCACGTACTAGCAATAAAGAGGGTGAGGCTCACAACAGCACAAGCCTCAGGGAGGACGACAAAGGAAACAGACGGCACAAAGACCGTCGAAGGGTGCAGATACCCAATGGCAAGGGATCAAGATGAGCGCGAATTGATCCGACGCGAGAAGCTATCGCGCATCAAGCCGCCAAAGCCACCTAAGGCAGCCATCACCAGGGGCCGGAAAATAGGCCGCATTTACACAGACTGGGAAGATTACTGACATGGCCGGGAAATCAAAGCTCACCATCGCACAATGGGATGAAATCGAAAAGCGCCTACTAAGAGGCGAACCCAAACGTGCAATTGCAAAAGACCTGTCAGAACGAGGCATCAAAATCACAGAGGGCGCGATACGATTGAAATTCGGAGACCGCGTAGAAATGGCAAAGGCCCTAGCAAATCAAATAGTTGCAAATGATGCGCAGTTAAAATCGCTACCAATGGCTACGCAGGTCAATGTGAATTCCCTCGTCGATGAGCTAAAGGCAGTCTCGATGCATCTCGCCAGTGCTGCAAAGTACAACGCCGCTACCGCACACCGGATGGCAGCTATCGCCAATGGGCAGGTCGAGAAGATAGACGACGCAAACCCACTGGCAAGCGAGGACACACTAAAGGCAATAGCCGGTCTTACAAAGATGGCGAACGAGGCTAGCCAAATCCCGGTTGCACTGATGAACGCACACAAAGACCGGATGGCCGCAGTAGATGCACAGAAGGGGCAGGACGGCGGGCAGGTGAAGTTCTACCTACCGAGCAATGGCCGCTGACATTAGACCGCAGAAAGGCCCACAAGAGCGGTTTCTTGCCTGCTCGGCTGACATTGCAATCTATGGTGGCGCCGCTGGAGGTGGGAAAAGCTGGGCGCTTCTTTTGGAGCCGCTGCGACATGTCACATCAAACCCGGAATTTTCCACTGTTTTTTTCCGACGAAATACAGTTCAGGTGCGTAACCCAGGCGGGTTGTGGGATGAGAGCGCAAAGCTCTATCCATTGAGCGGTGCCGTACCTGTCAAGCATGTGCTCGAATGGGCATGGCCAGGAGGCGGCAAGGTGAAATTCGGACACCTTGAGCATGAAACGACCGTCTACGATTGGCAGGGGGCACAGATTCCCCTGATCTGTTTTGACGAGTTAACGCACTTCACAAAAAACCAGTTTTTCTACCTGATGAGCCGCAATCGCTCGATGAGTGGTGTTAAGCCATACATCAGGGCGACGACGAACCCAGATGCTGATTCTTGGGTCGCAGAGTTTATTGAGTGGTGGATTGACCAGGATACAGGGCTTCCGATACATGACCGCGCAGGGGTTGTCCGTTGGTTCATTCGTATCAATGACTCGATCATCTGGGGCGATAGTGTTGAGGAGCTGAAAGCTACGCACGGGCCAGAAGTTGAGCCAAAGTCTGTGACGTTCATCCCTGCAAAACTATCTGATAACGCCGCACTAATGGCGGCTGATCCAGGCTACCGCGCAAACATCATGGCGCAAAGTGCCGTCGAACGTGCGCGATTGGCAGATGGGAATTGGAAGATACGTCCAGCCGCTGGGCTTTACTTCCGCAGGTCATGGTGCGATGTGGTTGACGCTATCCCTTCGGATTGCGACCTTGTTCGATATTGGGACTTGGCAGCTACCGAGAAAACAGAGGCGAACGACCCGGATTGGACTGTAGGCATAAAGATGGGTTATAGCCCGTCAACTAGGAAATACTATGTCTGCCACGCGGTACGAATTAGGGCCGGAGCGTTCGCTGTTGAAACGGCAATAAAAAACACAGCGGCCCAAGATGGGATAAGGGTCAAAATCAGACTGCCACAAGACCCAGGTCAAGCTGGTAAATCTCAGGCCCAATCTCTTATTTCCATGCTCGCAGGCTATACCGTGACAGCAAGGGCCGAACGAGGCGACAAAATCACCCGGTTCGGGCCATTCAGCGCCCAGTGCGAAGCGGGCAATGTCGCATTCTTGCGTGGAAATTGGACAGAGGATGTTTTCGATTCTCTGGAGATGTTCGGCCCAGACGCAAAGCATGACGACGACGCCGATGCCTGCGCTGGCGCGTTTGGTGCATTTGTCACCCCTTCCGTTGGCATCTTTGCCTAGTGGCCACTCCCTATCATCAGCGCATGGACATCATCGTCAACACATCCGACATTGCAGCCGCACGCGCAGAACTGGCCCGGGCATTCGGTGCGCTCGATACGAAACGTCCCGAGGCTTGGGACGTTTACGGCTACCCTGAACAAGTCGCATTCGCAAAGATTAAGACGGCCTACGAGCGATTTGGCCCGGCCCATGGCGCAGTCCACAGGCTGCTAGATACGTGCTGGGAGGAATATCCACGGATCAAGCGGCCGGATGATGACGAACAAAGCCCATGGGAGAAGTCTGTCTCCGCGCTGTTCAAATCAGCCAAGGTATGGCCCGCACTTCGAGACTTCGACCGCAAAAATCTGATCGGTCGATTCTCGGCGCTTGTCTACCGTGTAGCCGATGGCCAATCGCTGGATCAGCCGCTAATCCGGGCCCGTAAATTGGTGGAGGTAATCCCACTCTACGAGGATCAAATCAAGGTAGAGGCATGGGACACGGATCAAACATCGGAGACATACGGTCAGCCGATGATGTTCGGAGTTCGGACAAGATCACCTGACGCACAAGATACACAAGGCGCCCCTGAGGCGTGGATTAACGTCCACCACAGCCGAGTTCAGATACTGGCAGAAGGCGCTATAGGGGATATGTTTTCAGGCGTACCAATGCTGCGCGCTGCGTACAACCATCTCGTTGATCTGGAGAAGATCAGCGGAGGAAGCGCTGAAAGCTACCTTAAAAACTCGGCCAGAACTGTTGTTTTTCAGTACGAACCTGGCGCATCGGTGCAGAGCATTCAAGCGGCAGATGGGTCAACAAAGACGGTCCGGCAAATCCATGAGGAACAGACCCAGGCCCTAAACCGCAATCAAGATGCGTCTATCGTCCTGCAAGGCGGCAAGGCCGAGACTTTGCAGACGAGCATTAGCGACCCTACGGGGGCTTACCTGCTCGCTGCGAACCTGTTTTCTGCGGCGGTGCGAATCCCGTTCACTATCCTATTCGGCCAGCAAACGGGGCGACTTGCCAGCGACCAAGACAATGCAGACTTGATCGCCCGGGCGACATCCCGCAGAAATATTGAATTGACCCCGATGCTTGAGGAGTTCATTACCAGAATGCAAGCGGCTGGGATCATCGAGCCCGGAGAATTTGAGGTTGAATGGCCGACATTGGGTGCACCAACTGACGATGAGAAGGTCACTATTCTCGGAAAGATGACCGATGCAATGGTCAAGGCATCGAGCGCAGGAATAGTCGCCCCGTTATTTGACGAGAACGAGCTAAGGCGAGTTGTTGACTATGAGGAACGCGAGGAGTTAGCTGCAATGCCAGCGCCTCAAGAAGAAGGGGAGAAAGATGATCGGGAGCTTTGACAACGAGCGGCACTCTATGGGTATGCCGTGGCTAAACGCGGCATCTCTCGGCACAAGCTCCGGTGTTGTTCGTGTCGCTGTGTCTGGGAACAATGCAGACGTCGCAACCGGGTCAGCGAGTGAGGACATTTGGGCTGGGTCTGACCTTGGGACGATCAACACAATCAACCATCACACGATCCAGATTCCCCAAACCGCCACAGCGATGGAGGTCGTGAGTGACAACGCAGCCGACACAGCCGCAGGCGCTGGGCTGCGCAGCGCCCAAATCATCTACCTCGATGCGGCCTATGTGTCCAAAACCGTCACGGTTGTGATGAACGGGACGACGCCTGTAGCCCTCCCTGAACCTGTTGTGGCGATCAACTCATTCGCCCGGGCGACTACTGGGACGTTCATGGGCGCGAATATCGGCAATGTTTCGATCCGTGCAGTTGGTGGTACTGGGGCGACTTACTCTTACATGCGGGCCGGAATCGGAAGTGCTCAGTCTGCGATTTACACGGTACCTGATGCGCACACCATGATCCTCGATGGCGTGACGTACTCACTCAAGAAGCCAAACGCCGGTGATGCAACGGCTGATTTCTACATCTCATCAATCAGCGGCACCGGAGCCCTTTTGAAAAGCTCGCCCATCTCGGTTGCGTCTGCTGCGACATACCGGACAAACGGCGGCGTGGCCCTCGCAATCGTCCCGGCGCGCACTGCTCTGTGGGTCAGCGTTACAAATGTGACAGGCAACAACACAGGTGCGACTGCGACCATGTACGGAATCAGAATCCCTAACTCTAAGCTGGTGCCGCAATGATCTTGCCAGACATAACCCTCGCAGAGTCAACATGGACTAATGTGTTCGCTGCTGCATCGCTGTCAGTAGGCACTGCCGTTATTGTCACGACAAAAACGCCAGGGGCGACCGTCATGCTGTGGGATGGCGTATCTGCCCCAGGCTCCACAACTAGCGGATACCCCGTTATTTACCCGCAGTCTGCAAAGGTCACAGCAGGATCATCCGGTTTGTGGGCATATCCTGGCACTCGGTCTGTACAAATAGCAGTGCAAACAGTTTGATGAACCCGATCATCCCCGGCAACAAATCAGACCGAACTGGATCGTCTGGGATCATTCGCAAGGCAATCGCGCAGATCAATTTGCGTTATTCGGCATTGCAGCGTGATGTGCTTGCCATCTTCTCGCGCATTCAATACCTCAGGCTAAACGAGGTTGATTTTGGTCGCGTGTCTTACATGCTCACGCCTGACCAAATGCGGATCGTAGATCGAGAGATCGAGTTAGCACTATCGAAATGGATCGCAGACGGGAACAGCCCTGCTGAGTTCCATTGGTATGCACAATACGATGAAGCGGCTCATTTCCTTGGTACTACGCAGACCGCCGCAAACCTTGGCCGTGCATCTGAGGCTTACGCAATCGCTAGGCAATTGTCCAACATCGTGAGGACTGACCCATACAGAACACGATTGGCAATGACTCAATTCCGCAGCTATGAACACTGGGTAAGCCTAAGTTCCCAAGCCAAAAGCGATCTTACGTCCATCATCACCCGCGCTGTTAGTGACGGAAAAAACCCAAAGGCGGTACGCACTGAAATAGCAGAAAGGATTGACGTCAGCAGGTCGAGGGCTGCACTCTATGCGCAGACAGACATAACAGGGACGCTCAGGGAAGCACGCGTAGCCGAAGCTGAACAAGCCGAGATTGATCTTGGCATCAAGACTGGCCTGCTATGGACGAGCGCGCTAAAGACGACAACCAGGCCGTGGCACGCATCTCGGCACGGTAACGCGTACTCTAGGGCAGAGGTCAAGGCTTTCTATTCTGAGAATGGGAATTCATTCAACTGCTATTGTTCAATAACAGAGACGCTTCTAGACAAAGACGGGAATCCGATATTGTCTGATAAGCTAAAGAAGGCCATGGCACTTGAAAAGAAAGCCTGGAAAGCCACCCATGTGGGCCGTTAACTCAGACGGTCAGAGTAGCCGACTCATAATCGGTTAGTCGCAGGTTCGAGCCCTGCACGGCCTACCAATCAAAGTTGGATCATATTTTCAAGGTGCAACGTTGCACCTTGAAATCGGACAAGAAGTGTGATCCCTATCATTCAGAAGCATGAAGCGAGTAAACCTAATCTCTGCCGTGAATGCGTCGAATATCCGCAAGGATGGCGCGTCTTACTACATCAAAGACTTGGTTCACGCTGTTGACGGCATCGTCCTGAATGGGCGGCTGTACCCTGGCGATGAATTGCAGAAGTCGGTTTCTACGCTTGAGGGCAAGCCAGCCCCGGCTGGCCACCCGAAGGACGACCAGGGCCGACACATCAGCGCAAGCAACGGCAAGGCACTAGCTTCTGCATACATCGGCGCCTACTGCACCAATAGCCGCTATGAAGGCGGGCGTGCAATGTGCGATGTGGTTATCAACGAGGCCCAGGCAAAAGCTCTACCCGCTGGTGCTGAAATCATCGCCCGATTGGATGCAGCGATTCTCGGCACAAATACCGAGCCAATCTCGGTGAGTTCCGGCCTGCTACTGCGAGAGATCGCCGCTAATGGTGAAAGCCGCGGCAAGAAGTACCGCGCCATTGCCACAGACATGAACTTTGACCATGTTGCTTTTCTGCTCAACGAGAAGCCAGCCGGATCACCAGCAGATGGGATCGGTGTTTTTGTGAATGAGGCAGGCGAGGAAAGCGAGGTTGAAACCGTGGAAGTGAATGATATTCATGAAGACCAGGATACGCCGAAGTTCATTCGGTGGCTTACTGCGATTTTCGCCAATGTCAAGGCGCAAAAATCGACTTCCCTATCATCTAGCACAGACGAGGTTGATATTGAGCCCGTCGAAATCAAACCCGCCACGAATGGAGATGATCCGGTGAAAGAAATCATTATCGAAGCGCTGAACAGCGCCGGGGTGGCTGTTGCAGGGCTCGATGATGCCCAGCTACTGGCCGCATACAACTCGCTGCAAGCCAAGCCGATCGAGGCCAAGCTGGCAGACGTTACCGCCAAGCTGGCCACGTTGGAGGCTAACGCCGCCGCCGCCGCTGATGCCGAGGTGACAGCGCTGGCCGCAGAACTCGCCGCCAATTCGAGCTTGACCGTCGATGACCTCAAGAAGCTCGGCGCAGATCGCTTGAAGGAAATCAAGGCCAACACCAAGGCCGCGCCGATCCTGCCAGCACAAGGCGGGACCATTGAGAAACTCCAGGCGTACAGCCTGAACGCTGAAATCAAGTAAGGAGCGAACATGCCTAACGCAATTTTCCGCAGCACGAATGTCGAGCCGCGCACCATCTCCGACCGCACCGTGTCTGGTGCTTTGCTGCCATGTACTGCTGTAAGTATTGGCGCCACGCAACTGACCCAGGCGACGGCAGTGTCGGCTACCAATCTGGCGCTGCTCGGCCCTCGTGACTTTTACGGCCTGAGCACCTCCAGCACCGATGTACTCAAGACTCCGTATGTTTCTGGTGAAACCGGCATCGCCTACAAGCTGCGCCCTGATGATCAAGTCGTTTGGGCTATGGCCGCTGGCACTTACACCTACGGCCAAGAACTTACCGTTGCCGCTTCTGGCCGTTTGGCTGCTGCTGCTGCGACGAACATCGTGGTCGCGTTCTACGATCAAGCAGGCGCAACCCTCTCGGCTGGTGATCTGGCCGATGTGTGTGTCGCAAACTTCTACACCAAAGCCTAACTAGGAGCTTCTCAAAATGGCTGACATTCTGCAATTCACGCCCGAGCAAGAAGCCCAAGTCTGGGCCGCTCGCAACAGCTTTAACGACCGCCAAACTGCCATGTCTACCAATGGCGCATTGGAGGGCAATGCCCTGTCGATCCCCATCGACGCATGGCGACGCATTGACGGCCGTGCACAGCAACTCGCTCGATCGCGCTTGGTGGTGTTTAACGCCCTGGCCGCTGCCAGCACGCAGCCCGTTTCGATCGCTGATCTGGTGAGCTACTACCCACAGGTGAGCGACTCGGGCGAGGTGACTGTGACCATGGATGGTCGCAACCAAGCCAAGGCAGACCAAGCCGCCGTCAAGTACGTGGGTACCCCGGTCCCCGTGATGACCTCGACCGCTCGCATGGGCTGGCGTCAGATGGAAGTCATGCGCAAGGGTGGCGGAATGCTGGATGTGACGACCATCGCCAACAATCAGCGCAAAGTCGCTGAGAAGCTGGAGGACATGGTTATCAACGGCTTGTCGTCGGTGAGCGTTGGCGGTGATACCGTCTACGGCCTGCGCAACTTCCCCCAGCGCAACGCACTGACCCATGGCCTGACGCTCTCGACCGCTACCGGCGCACAGTGGCTGACTGCCGTCAAGGCAATCATCAATTCGGCCATCGGAGATAACCAGTTCGGCCGCATCACGTTGTTTGTGAACATTGGTGATTACGTCGCAATCGACACGACCGACTATAGCGCGAGCTATAGCGGCACGATCAAAGAGCGCCTGATGACCATTGGCCAGATCGCTGACATTGTGCCATCCTCGTCGATCCCCGCGAGCGAGATCATCGGCATTGTTGATTTGGCCGCTGGTGAGTGGGGCTCGATTCTGTCGGCCATGCCTATGACCACGCGCCCGAAGACTCGCCAAGAGCCCGAGGACGATTATGTGTTCAGCGTCATCGCAGCCGCCGCGCCGCAGTTCCGCGCTGACTACAACGGCAACTCGCCGTTTGTCCATTCGACGACCGCCTGATGAAGTTCATCATCACCCACATGAAAGCACCCTGGCCCGATGGGGCTGGGGTGGGTGATGTGGTTTCGTTTGATGTGGTCCCGCCTTGGGCCTTGGGTAAGTGCAAGCCAGCCGCAGAAGATGTGGCTGTGTTTGTCACGCAGCAAGCTCAAAAAGAGCCAAGCTTGCGTGAACAGGCCGAAGCCATGGGCATCAAGGTGGATGGCCGCTGGACTGACAAGCGGATCGCAGAAGAACTCGCCAAGGCACAAGCCAAGTGATTACTGTCACTCAAGCGACTCAATACATCGACATGGCGCTGGGGGTTTCGCTCCCGGCGTTTGTTGTTTCTGCGGCAGTCGAGAAGATCGAAACCGCAGAGCCCGCCATGGTTGCAGCCGGATATTCAGAGGCTGACATGGTGTTGATTCAATCGATGGCCGTGGCTGTTCTCGCGTGTGGAGGGGCACCACGGCGCATTGATAACCAGGGAGCTTCTAGCGGGGCTCGCCGCGCATTCAAATACGAGGACGGAAGCCTCTCGAAGCTCCGCCGCTCGCTCGCATCGCTGGACACTGCAGGTACGGTTGCTGATTTGATCGGTGCTGATCCGGCAATGTCCACCATGTTCATGGTCGTCTAAGGAATCGAAAAATGGCAAACGCTGTATACCCGAAGTGGAAAGAAGGTCTTACTCAGGCCAGCGCAAACACGGCACTAACTGGGACCGTAAAAGCGGCCTTGGTCGATACTGGAACCTACACCTACAGTTCCGCGCATCAGTTCTGGTCGTCGGCATCGTCTGCGGTTGTCGGAACGCCACAAACAATTGGCACAAAGACATACACCAACGGGCTGTTTGATGGCGCTGATGTGACCTACACGGCGCTCACTGGATCGACCGCAGAAGCTATCATCATCTACATCGACACTGGATCAGCCGCTACGTCGCCATTGGTCGCGTACTTTGACACTGGCGTCACCAATCTGCCGGTAACCCCTAACGGCGGTGATGTAACTATCACCTGGAATGCATCCGGTATCTTGCAGCTCTAAGCCACGCTACTAAGGGGAGGGCTGCATGGCCCTAGTGCAGACCTCCACACTGCTCCGCACAGTCAACAGCGGGGCAACGTCAACGATCTCATACACAAGCAACCTGACGGCTGGAAGCCTGTCGGTGCTTTGCGTTGGCAACTACCCGAGCGGAATCACATCCGTCTCGGGTAGCACGAACGGGGCATATTCCCAGGCTGTTACCTACGGGGACGGCGGGAACAACTACACCGAGATTTGGTACAAGGCCAACGTCTCGGCTGGGGCTGAAACTCTCACGATAACCCCAACGAGCGCAAGCGGGAATTACGTCACCGCAGTAGCTCAAGAGTGGTCCGGGATGGCGACTAGTTCGCCGCTCGATCAAACAGGCACATCTGGAACGCTCACGGTCAGCACGACAGGGGCGACGACGCAGGCCGATGAGGTTGTGTTTACCGTCGCGGTGGCCGACGCCGGATCGTCCAACGTCGGGTGGGGCACGCCGAGCGGCTACACGCTGATCGCCCGTGAGAACGACTCGAACACGTACACGGGCCTGCAATCTGCGTACAAGATCGTTGCAGCTACTGGCACGCAGTCAGCCACTCACACGAACTCAAGCGTCTCTGCTGACACGATCATCGCCGCGTTCAAAGTGGCAGGCGGTGGTGGTCAGACACTATCGCCGGGTCTGCTGACAAATACCAGTACGATCTACGTCCCGAGTTTGACGCTTGGGAGCGTTGCGCTATCTCCGGGCCTGTTGACAAACACGTCAACGCTCTACGCTCCGACTTTGAGTGCATCGCTCAATGTCTCGCCTGGGTTACTCACAAACACAAGTACGCTCTATGCGCCATCGGTGAGTGTTGGGGTGTTGACTGTATCGCCAGGGCTGCTGACCAACTCAAGCACGCTTTACGATCCGTCGATCACTCTCGGTGCTGTCTCGCTATCTCCAGTCCTGCTGACTAACACCAGCACGCTATATGCACCGGCTTTGTCGCTCGGTGGCCAGAGCCTTAGCCCTCCGCTACTGACCAACACATCGACGATCTACGCGCCAAGCATTGCACTCGGTGCAGTCAATCTCTCGCCTGGGCTACTGACAAATACGTCCACGCTGTACGCGCCAAGCGTTCTAGCTGGCCAGAACCTAGCCGCGCCTTTGCTCGATTCTGGCGGGTTTATTTACGCGCCTAGCATCTCACTTGGCACGGTTACCCTATCACCTCCGCTGATTGGCAGCACTGGTGCGCTGTATGCGCCTTCTATCGCCACCGGGACGGTCATATCGCCGCCGCTTCTGACCAACACAAGCACCCTTTATGGGCCGTCTTTGTCCGTTGGCTCGGTGACGTTAAGTCCAAGCCTTCTAACCAACACCAGCACGCTTTACGCCCCGACGCTCACGCAGTTCTCACCAGGGGCGCAGACACTAAGCCCTGGGTTACTGACAAACACCAGCGCACTCTATGCGCCTAGTCTGTCTGTCGGTACTACGTACCTAAGCGCCCCGCTTTTGGTGAGCGATGGGCAAGCCTATCACCCTGCAATCTCGTCTTTGCTGTCGGTTGGCGCGCCGCTTATCACCAATACATCGAGCGTATTTGCTCCCGTTGTTACGCCGGGCGGGGTAACTCTGCAACCCGGCATTCTGGTGAATGTCTCGGCTTTGCTGCTCCCTATCATCACGGGCGGGGCATCTGCAAACCCATCTGCGAAGTGGATCTATTCGGTCGCTACGCAAGGGATGGGCTTCAACGTCTCACCCGATGGGCTTTATTACTCGGTCAAGGCAAGGTCTTAAATGCCAACTGGTCAAGGTACCGCAACGATTGATTTTGGCGCCTTCCCTGGCGGGAATGAGGCCAACGTGGCCGTCACTGGTGAGACTGCAATTTCAGCCACCAGTAAAGCAGAAGCATTTTTCATGGGTGACGACACAAGTGGATCACACACAGCAAGCGACCACAGGTACACGGTTGGCGCAGATGACCTGTTTTTTTACATAGCAGATTGAAGGATTGAGCATGGCAACGACTGGAACCGCGTGGGACTTGAGCAACCCGGATAAGCCGGTGGCAAAATTCGACCCCGATGCAATCCGTGACATTCCTATGGATTGGTCGGAGTGGTTGACCGATATCGGATCGACCTACTCTAGCCATTTGGTAACAGCTCCGGCCCCGCTTGAGATGGTTTCTAGCTCTGAATCGTCTGGTGTTATCACGGCCCGAATCAAGGTTGCCACGGCTGCGACGTACACGCTCGGCACCAAATGCCCAGTTACTTACACGGTAACTGCTGCGAATGGCGAGAAGGACGAGCGCACGGTTTGGCTCAAGCTCGTGCAGCGGTGATCCCTATCATTTACGCATGAGTAACGCCGCAAACTGGAGCTACACCAGCACAGCTACGCACTGGCCAAGCATGGGCCGGGACGATTGGACTGGCACGCTTCGATTTGGCGCGCCGGTTTCATTTGCGTGTGACTACTCGGCAAAAGCGGAGCGCATGACGGATCAAAAGGGCGTCGAGTTTGTTTCACGCCAGATCATCTACACCGAGCGGGCCACGATTAACCGGGGTGATTTTGTGATGATTGGCGCATCGACTGCGGCTGACCCAATCTCAGCGGGAGCGTTTGAGGTTCGATCTGTCACACGTTTTGCTGATACGTTCGACAAGATCGCTGATGACTACATGGTGGCCACATGAGCGAGGTGCGAGTAAACAACCACATTGGCGAGTTCATCACCGATGTGCAAAAACGCGGGGCCAGGAGCATGACGCAAGTGCTAATCCTTGGATCGTCTGAGGCTTCCGTATTGACCCCGGTAGATACGTCAAACCTGCTGAACTCGCAATTCCGATCTGTTGACATCAACGCAGATAAGATCGTTGGAACGGTTAGCTACTCGGCAAACTATGCCAGATGGGTTCACGACCCGGCTGTGAAGCAGACTTTCAGGCGTGCGACGGCAGAAAAGGAATTTCTGACAAAGGGATTCAGCCGGGCAAAACCTAACATTGATGCTGTGATGAGTGGGACATTGAAGGTATGAATGCAGCGGACATTCTTCGAGAGTTTCTAGATCCAATCCTGCAAGGCTGGCGGATTCAATTCGGCCGGTGGATGGACGGGAACCGAGAAGATCGGTATGCGGTGATTCGACCTGTCGGTGGAATTCCCGTTTCACTTGTGCGTGAACCTCAATTCACGCTGACCCTAGTCGCGGGTACTGGTGATGATTCGTCTGTGGTTTCTCTAGCCGCTGATGCAGTCATCGAAGCAATGCGCGAAACCAGTGGAAACGCTGTTTTCTTGCAGCCGGGAGAGCCGGTGTATTTCGCCACCGAAGACGGGCGGCACATTCTTGAACTGGCCATCTCGGCTATCACTACGTAAGGAGACTCTGAAATGGGTACTTTTGTCGGGCGCGACGTACTTGTCGAATTCGCCATTGCAAACGAAGACGCAACCATTGGTTCGCTGACCTACAACAAGTTGGGTATGTATCGCGGCCAAGCGATCGACACGACTTGGGAAACTGTGGATTCGACCGCGTCGGATTCTGCGAACTTCACCAAGACCAGCCTTGTGACCTTCAAAAACGTCACTTTGTCTATGGATGGCGTCAGCTATGACGATGCCGTACATAACCAAGAAACGCTTGAGGCCCATGTGGTTAACCCACCTTCGACCACGAACTATCAGCCGAAAGCTTGGTTCAAGGTCACTTACCCGAGCGGCAAGATTTACGAAGGCCCGTTCATCATCACCAAGTGGGGTAACTCAGTGCCTTACGCTGATGTGGCGACGTGGAGCATCGAAGCCATGAGCAATGGCGCCGTGACTTGCACCCTGTAAAAACACCTGACCTAAGGAGCTTAGAAAATGGCAGCAATTTCAAATATCGACGCGACCGTGGTGGGCCCGTTCTCGGCCCCCATTTCCACCTTGAGCGCATCGGACACGATCACGATTGACACGCGCCGCAAACAACTCGCCGTGTTCACGAACACTACGGGGGGTTCGCTTACCGTCACCATTGATGGCGCCAACGGTACTACCGTGAGCGTTAACGGCATTGGTGATGTTGATGTGTCGGCAGGCAAGGCGATTGTGGTAGGTGCAGGCCTGAGCGTGGCAGTCGTCTTGTCCACCATCAAGCACTACACTCAGGGCGTGGTGACTTTGACCGGTGCCGCTACCCTCAAACTCCAGATTTTCAATCTGTGATGTTGATCGAGTGCGGACATGTTCGCGCTCAAACTGTGGCCGGGGCTGAGTACTCATTCACCCCGGCCATTGGCCGTATCGCACAGCTAGGCACTCCGAGAGAGATCGTCGAGCTATACGCAGAGCTACACAGCCAAAAAGCTGAGACTGCTGCGAGGTTCATCCTTTACACCCTTTGCGACCAATCAGACCCGTCTGAGCTATTGGGGTGGGTGGATGATGTATTTCACTCGGGTGAGATGCCACCCGGTGAACAGATCATTCTTGCCCGTCACTTGATGCGTCACGGAATCATCGGTACCGCGAAGCAAGACCGCAAAGGTGACGGAAAGTTTTCGCAAGAGTTCAATGCATCGGAATATATCGGCGCTGCGATGATTCACCTTGGGATGAGCAGGCAAGAGGCCGAATGTCTATCAATGACCGAATTTCAGCAGCTTTTTGAGATCAAATTCCCAGACTCAAACAAGCACAAAGACATTGCGACGCGTGAGGAATACATGGCCGCAATGAAGCACTTCGAGGATATGCGCCGTGGCTGAAAATGTCGGGTCGATTTACTACACCGTCACGCTTGACACATCGCAACTCATCGAGGGGCAACGGAAAGTCGAGGCGTCTACCGGCAAGGTCCAGACATCGCTTACGCAATCTGCGCAAGCGGCAAAGACGCACGCGCAGGCTGTAGAGGCCGCTGGAATTGCCCAGCGTGAGTACGCGAAGAACGTGGAAAAAGCGGCTGCAAGCACCGACAAATTCACCATGTCGGCAAAAGCCCAGGCGGCAGCGATGCGAAGCCTACCCGCTCAATTCACTGACATAGCTACCGGGCTTGCGTCTGGTCAAGCACCAATGACCGTGCTTATTCAGCAAGGTGGGCAGATTAAGGATATGTTCGGCGGCATCGGCAATGCTGCTAAGGCGATGGGGAGTTACATCGCGAGTCTGGTGACGCCGATCGGTGTCGCTGCGGCTGCAATCGGCGCGCTCGTGGTCGGGGTCATCAAGGGCCGCGACGAGATGACAGAGCTTCGCAATGGCTTGATATTGACTGGCGGCAGAGCTGGAGTTACTGCGGATCAGCTATCCGGCATGGCCGAACGGATGGACAACCTCTCTGGCGTCACCAGGGGAAAGGCTGTTGAAGCGCTCAATGAGTTCATTAAGTCTGGAGCAAAAGGTGCAGCGTCGATCGAGATGATGACGGCTGCGGCTGTTCGCCTTGAGTCTGCCGGTGGGCAAGCTGTAGCAGAGACTGCAAAGCAATTTGCTGACTTGGCAAAAGAACCATTGCAAGCCTCGATCAAACTGAATGAGGCCACCGGGTTTCTAACACTCTCGATTTACAAGCAGATCAAGGCGCTGGAAGAACAGGGTCGACACACCGAAGCCACGGCCCTTGCCCAAAAGGAGTACGCCAACGCACTCAACAGTAGGGCCACAGAGATGGTGGAAAACCTCGGCCTGATCGAGAAGGGCTGGCGAGGTGTAAAGAACGCGGCCAAGGAAGCCTGGGATGGAATCGTCGGGTTTGGGCGTGAAAAGACGCTAGACGAGAAGATCAAGGAAACACGCGCCGCAATTGACCAACTGAGCGACCCGAAATATCGGCAGTCAGTTGATACGCCACCCGCTGCGATGGACAAGTTTCTAGCAGCGGAGAAGATGCGCCTTGATCTTTTGCTTGAACAGCAAAGGGCCATCAACAAGGCCAATAGCGCTATGGCGGATCAGCAAAACCTGCTGAAAGCCAATGTCAAATGGGATGAAACGCGCAACAAGTACAAAGACAAGGAACTCACGCTAGAGAAGGAAATCGCTCGCATTCGGCAAGAGGGCCAAGATGCAGGCGCAACTCCTGAGCAGATCAAGGCGACGATTGACGCAGCGACAAAAGCACTTGAGGAAAAGGACAAGAAAGGCCGCAAGCCATTCGACCAAGAGCACTACTTGGCAGGTTTGAGAGAAGCCCAGGCGACAGAGTTCCAACTCATCGACGAGAAGGAAAAGGAAGCCCTGCGCCTAGCAGAAAAGCGCCGTCGGTCGAATGAAGATGGCGAGAGAATCAGCGCGGAGACATACACCCAAGCCGTTGAGTTGATTACTGTCGCGGCTGAACAAAAGCGCCAAGAACTCATCTACAAGATGCTCGACGAAGCTGGTAAACAGCACATCAAGCAAGAGGAAGAAAAGCAGCGCAAGCTAGATGAGATCAAGAAGGGCCGCGCCTACGCCACGCAAATGAGCGTGGTCGATAGCCCTATCGGCAAGATCAATCAATGGGAGCAAGACCGATACACAGAGCTTGCAACGCTGCGAGAAAACGACCTGCAAAACGCAGAGCTTTACAACAATGCAATCCTAGCTGTTGAGCAAGAAGCTGCGAACAAGCGGGCCGAAATCCACCGCAAAGAAGCATCCGATAAGGCGGCCGCAGAGGCTCAAATTCTCGGCAGCGCATCGCAGATGTTTGGCGCGATGGCTGACATGCAAAAGCAAGCAGCTGGAGAACAGAGCAAGACCTACAAGGCGATGTTCGCGGTGTCGAAGGCCTTCGCCATTGCGCAATCCGTGGTGAACATCAACAAGGCGATCGGTGATGTGGCGGCGACGGAAGCAACGTGGCAGACCAAGCTGTTAGCCATGGCTTCTATCGCGGCTTCGACGGCTGGAATTATCGGCGCGATCAAAGGTGCAACCTTCGGTGGAGGTCGGCAATATGGCGGCCCGGTTGAAGCTGGATCAATGTATCGAGTGAATGAAACCGGCCAGCCGGAGATGTTCACGGCTGCGAATGGTTCTCAATACATGATCCCGACGAAAGATGGGAGTGTGACGCCTGCGAATAAGGTGGGCGGCGGTGTTCAGTGGAATATCGTGGTCAACAATAACGCGTCCAATGCGCAAGCGTCTGCAAGCGTTGACCAATCGAGCCGGACTGTTCAGATCACAATCGCGGAATTGTCTAACCAAGTTCAGACGAATACCGGGCAATTTTGGAACGCTCTGAGAGGGGCTACAAACGTGCGGGGACGCATCTCATGACATCAGCCTACCCTCTTTCGTTCCGCACCGTCTTGGCGTCTAAGAGCCGGTCGCAACCTGCTCAATTCACCATCTCATCACCACGGCTAGGGATGGCATACGTCCAGCAGATCGGGACGGATATCCCTGTTTTTTGGGATGTGACGTTTCGAT